GACAATGATACGAGCGGCCAAGACCACGCCACCAACAGCGGCGACAATCTCAGTCCAATTTGAAGTAATCCAATTCCATGCGTTCATAATTATCCTCCTGGGTCAAATCCTGCCATAACCGGATCATCTGACTCGATCATGGACAGAAGCGACTTCCACGTTGGCTTCTCAACGGGAAAAGTCAAATCCCACCTCATGCTACCACCATCAAGACACAAGGCAAGAGCATCAGCCCTATCCGGCGATGCCAAGCCTCTGGAACGCATCGAATCCTTGGACTCCACGCCAAGTTTACCCTTGCTATTGGTGATTGACCGGCGACAAGTCAGTTGCGCCGTCAGGTCGTCATCGTCAGGCAAAATGATCTCTGCATCTTCAATCTTCTTGGCCATGCCATACCACATCTCGGATGAGCGATTGGTATAAGCATCGTTGTCGTAAGCAGACGCACCAAAGTTAATCCTATTGACCTGCCACCCAGATTCAGCCAAAGCATCGCACATAACCATCCCCAACCCGCTTGCGTCAGCGTAGATGTTGCCAGCCTCAAGCCCAGCCTTCTTAAACTCAACTATAAACCTACCCACAGCCGCCATCGTATCCCTTTCGCGCCATGCGATCATGGGTAGCACCTTATTGCCATCTCTAATACATAGTACGTTGGCATCGCCACCAGCGGCAAAATCCACCCCAGCCACCCTTACGCCAGGCTTGTACTGCGGTGGTGTGTTATAGCAGTTCTGGATTTGGTTAAGGTTAATAATCAGACTCTCACTGCCTATGTCCACAAATTCTCCATAAATCATGGACCTTGTCAGCGGGTGCTTCTCACCATACCTCTGCACCACTTCGTCTATCTGCGCCTGCGTGATGTGAGGGCAGTCAAACGCTGTGACAGCGTGCTTCTGCCACATATTCGCCTCTTTGGTAAAGGCTCTGTAGAACGCACCACTGCTACCACCAGGTGATGAGGCGATTAGCAGTCGCGTTGGTTGACATCGACTGATTGCCTCGAAGAGTGGGTCGGCTACGGTCTTGGCTTCGTCCACCACCATAAGCAAGGGCGCAGTTTCGTGGTTCTCGGCATGCCAGCCTTCAGCCCTACCTGGATCAGTCGCAGAATAGCCTATAATGCGCGATGTGTTTCCGTTAGGGTGCAGATAGCGGATCTCGCCAGATGTGACCTCCCAGGGGCCGCCAAGCTTCGCTATGTGCGATCTTAGGCTAGGCCAAAGCTGACTCTCGACTTGACGGAAAACTCCTGCGGTGGTTACGGCTATGGAGCGCGGATAAATTAAGGCATGCCATATTAAAATAGACGAAATAACTGTGCTGGTTTTGCCGGAGCCGTTGGCTGCACGCAGGGCGACTCGGCAGTCTCTAGGCTCTAAATCTCTTAAAACTTTTTTTTGCCATTCATATAGGTTGATTTCAAGTATGTTAGATGCGAAAGACACGGGTCTTCCAAGGTCTTCTAAAATTTCTTCTTGACTACGTTTAGGTGGTTTTGGCATAAGTTGAGTATGACCTCTTTTTGTTTTGTGCCAGAATTACTTGGGGGGGTTATGCGTATTAAACGGTGGCTGGGGGCGTGGCGGGGGGCGTGGTCGTGGGGTACTTGGCTAGTGATTCCTCCCTTGGTTTCCGTGTTCTCATTCGAACATGACGGGCCTTTGATGGTTTTTTAAGCTCCGCATCTCTTAAAACATTTGTCGCACAATAAACATTGTGTTTACTTTGTCCCTTTAGTGACATATCTACGACCTTAGCTTCCTTTTCTTTTCGTCTTGCTCCGATACCTGCAAGTAGGGCAACAAGGTTTCCACTTATTCCGTGTTGAACTTCGCCTGCTACCTGTAGCCTTGCGCTAGGCTGCGCGTAATTGTATACCCTCTCAGCCATCCAGGCCTTTGCCTGCCAAGACTTTGCGCCAGCAAGCTCAATGTCTCTCAATAAAGATAGTTCATGTTCTCTACGGGCCTTTTTTATACGTTCCCCGAACTCTCTGCGCTTTCCTACCCAATTCTGCACAGTCTTTGGTTCAAGGCCCACAAGTTCGGCAGACTTTTCCATTGTGAATCCACTTCGACAAGCTGCCACAATTTCATCGGCAATCTTATCCGAGTATGCGCTAGGCCGCCCGTTCTTCGACTTATCCGGTGGCAATTCGCCCATGACTAAACATAGCATGAAACTTTCTCAAAAATAATCCTTGCAATGATGCGCGCGGTTTGCAATAGTCAACTCATGAACGAAACACTAAACACTGCCGAAACGGAAACGGCGAAAGTTTTCCGCCTAACACGTAGGACAAAAACATGGAAAATAGGAGAGTATTGCGCGGGTGGAGTTATCCGCGCGAAAAGTTGCGGAGAGTTAGTGAAGCTTGAGATTCGCGATTATTACAACGATGCGATATTGAATCATGGCGCGTTCGGTAGAATCCATGAGAGATATATATTGCAATACTTGGAAGAGTTCACTTCGCCATATTATGCCGACAAGGTGTTGCAATGGATTAAAGTCAAGGTGTGGGGTTTGTCATGATCGCGCCGCGCATTGTCGGTTTTAATGACGCGCCGCCTATGGTTCACCTCACCTTATCTTCCTCGAATGTAAAGACGGGACCAATTCCCGTTTCTACAAGCGGGCGCAGTACTTGTCCGGACGCATGCCCGCTGAAAAAGGCGAACGGTGGGAAAGGATGTTATGGCGAGGGCGGCCCCTTGTCATGGCACTGGTCCGCCGTTGACCGCGCGGATCGTGGCACTACGTTTGATGGTTTATGCGATGCCATCGCCGGTTTACCCGCTGGTCAAATTTGGCGACATAACCAGGTTGGGGATCTTCCTGGTGACAATAATCACGTAAACGGCGCGTTGCTTGGCAAGCTTGCGCGCGCGAATCGTGGACGGCGCGGGTTTACTTATACGCATAAACCAGTGTTAGATGAGCAGAGCGGGCCAGTTGCAAATAATAGAAAGGCAATCGCCGCCGCGAATCGCGAAGGATTCGTTGTGAATCTATCCGCCAACGGGTTGGCTCATGCCGATAAACTCGCCGCGCTGAATATCGGACCGGTGGTAACCATATTACCTGATTCGCTTGGATTAAATACGCAAACACCGGAAGGCCGCCGAGTTGTAGTTTGTCCGGCGCAAGTCCGCAAAAACGTAACGTGTGCAACGTGTCAACTCTGCTCCCGAGGAAATCGGTCAGTCATCGTGGGATTCATTCCCCATGGAGCAAGCAAGAAGCACGTTGCTAAGATGGCGGAGAGTAACTCATGACATCCTGGTGCGTCTACAATTCACAAGGTCAATTTTTCGCGCGGTTCACTTCCTACGCACGCGCCCTACGTTGGGCGGTGAAAAACGGGATGGAATGGACGGCGGAAATCAGAAAAGAAAAGGAAAACACTATATGAGCAGAAAAGAAACAATAGCAATTAGTATCGTGGAAACGTTGACGGATAAAAGTGATGGCACCGGATTGCCATCCGGTCATATGTATGCGGCGCTGATGGGCCTTGTTGGCTTGTCAGAGTACCAGGGCATAATCGCCGGATTGCAGCACGTGGGGTTGGTTGAAGTATCAAACCACTACGTGACCGCAACACCTAAGGCACGCGCCATGATGGCTCAGAAAGTGACGATATCATGAGCAACGCCGTTTACTTCGCCCACGGATTAATCCTTGGGGCAATCTTGGCCGCTTGGGTTGCGTTCATGCTTAGGAAATAGTCGCTCCATGACTTCCCCCGATAGCAAGGGGGAAGCAATGGATTGATCTTAGGCGATAGCCTAGACAATCCTAACCAAACGGCAGCGCAGTCTTATTGATTGCGCGAATGAATAAGAAAGAAAGAGGATATGAAAATGATTAAGACAAGAACAGGAGCGCAAAGATATAACGCAAGGATGAGTAGGCTATTCGAGGAAGCGGTGCGATTAAAGAAGCATTATGAATCCATAACAGTAGTTATTGACGTTCGCGGCGGTGTTGCTGAAGTAGTTAGCAAGCCAGAAAATATAAACGTAGTAATAAGAGACTGGGACAACATCGGGGCGTAATGGACAAGAAAGACAAACACATGACACACCCAAAGCAATTAGATGAAGTTGGAATTACTGAAAGCTACCTAAGGAAGATGGCAAAAAAAGAGGTCGTATCTTACAAAAGGGCGGTACAGATAGCTATGGAGCAATGGGGAGAGTATTCCCTGAAACTGATTAACAAGATGATGGCGGAGGAAATTAAGACAAGATAACAAACCCGCCAAGGGTTCAATCCCCAACGGCTTTCGCGCTTGCTTACAAACGGCAGCGCAGCCTATAAGGAGCATATAAAAATATGACCGAAGACCAAATCATCAAAGCATACCTTTCGCGCCTAGGCAAAAAAGGCGGGAGCGTTACCGGCCCCGCCAAGGCGCGCAAGATGGGCAAGGAACACTATCAAATGGTAGCGCACAGGCAGCGGGAGCGTTGGGATAAGTGGCGGCTAGAAAACGGTAGGCCAGCCATTAAACGGGAGCGTTAAGGTCCCTATAAGGACGCTATAAAGACGCATAGCCTATAAGGGCTATGTAAAACGGAAGTCTAGCGACCTATCCTGCAACAGCACGCTCGGTTGCCTAACGGAAGGTCAGGCATTGGAAGTTTTTCAACCTTAAATTTGACCACAGGAAGGTCTCTGGCATCACGTTTGCCACCAAAACGCCTAGAAACGGCCTTAGAACGCGTTTTTCGGGCATCCTGGCGCATTGTTTTACCAGTTCTTGCAGGACCAGTACCTAGCAGACATCTTGCTAGGGGGTTTGCTGTCACATCCATGCCTAGCCCGAAAGCTTCTTCGCCGGTCTGGGTTGGACTTCTTAATTGTCATGTCTGGGTCACCATATCGGATAGTCTTTGACTGCCCATTCTGGCAAGCCCTAACCACAAACTTCTTTCTTGCCCCAGGGGTACGCCTTGGGCTGTTACATGGTAATTCGCTCATTCGCTCCCTTTCAGTTGGCTGCTCAACGCCGCAATCCTAATCTGATGGCTAGCCAGAAACTCTCCCAACTCCTCCAGGTCCTCAGTAAGCGTAGCCATATTCGCTTCATAAACCTCCCTAGAGCAGTTCGCAAGTATATCCCCAAAGAACCTATCAACTAACCCAATAGTCTTATGTAGTCGGCTGTTCTCGGTTAAGAGTAGTTCGATGTAGGCCCAAGCCAAGTCAGTCTTTAGAGGCTTCAAACCCACCTTTTTTGGCCTTCATAAGCTTCCAAATCCTAGGCTTAATGGTGGATTCGCTCTTTGGCCTACTGGTCCCAGCCTTCTTTCTTGCATTGATGTTGGCGTATAGTCCTGGTTTCATTGGCGTAGTATAGCATGACCTGCAACTCCCCCAACACCCATCGGTAGACCCGATGCTCACCCCAACCACCCCCGCTGAAGCTGTTTTTGTTTTGCCTTCCGAAACGCTACGGGAAAGAGCGTAGCGGTAGGGGTAGGACGGACTAAGGAGTCCTACCTCTACTTTCCCTTCGCGGATTGTATTGTCTTATATATATAATGGACTTCATAGTGTAAGCTTCAGTAACTTTTCAGCGCAGGCTTCAGTTCAAAATTCAGCCTGGTTTGCAGTATATAACCCGTTCTCCTTCAGTATCTTTCCAGCCTTGGTCAGTCTTTCAATGTACTTGTAGCATGTACGTTCACTGACTGAAAGCTTCTCTGCAAGGTGCTTCACAAGCTGGTTTGCAACCCAATCCTTGCTACCCATTTCAGTCAGAAGGCGTTTATCATCAATGGATTTGTTCGTATTCTGACGCTTCAGTTTGTCGGGGTTCAGTGCATAGTTAGCCTTGAATATGGGGTAATGCCACTGAATGACGAAGCTGTCTACTGGCGGGAAGTTTCTTAGTGTAATCTCGCAACTGAAGCTGCGTTCATCCTCTTCATGTGCGGTCAGTACGACCAGGGTATCTGGGTTTCTGGCGAAGACTCCGGAGCCTGAGAAGCGGTCAATAGACTCTGCTCCAGATTTGTTGCCCTTGCTGAAGTGATGGCTCAGTATCACTGAAAGGTCATGGCGCACAGCCAAAGCTTCAAACTCATTCATTAGGGTGGCCATGTCACCGGCGTTGTTCTCATCCTTTTCACCCATCAACATGTAATTTGGGTCTAAAATGATCGCCTGGTACCCCTTCCCATCGATATGTTTCTCTATAAGGGGTCGGATAAGGCTAAAGTCAGCAGCGTGACCCCTGAGCGTCCAAACGTCAAAATCCTTAACCTGCTCATCGGTTAGCCCCTTGGCCTTGACCACATCGGCTAGGCGATTGCGGAAACTCCACTCTTGAATCTCAAAGTTAATGAATAGCACCTTGGCCTTATGGCACTGCTGTCCCCACCACTGAGTGCCTGAGTAAATGGACAATGCCAGGTCAATCAACGCCCAACTCTTGAATGACTTGCTTCCTCCGCCAAGAAGCAGCTTACCACCTCTATGCAGTATGCCTTCAATTAAAACATGTGGCTCCTGTAGTGGTTCACGCATCAAGTCGGCGTATGACTTGATCGGCGGCCATTGGTCCACTGGTTGCTTAACCCCCAAACTTATCGCTGGCTCTATCATTTGTTTTCTCCATCAAGAATAAAGCAAGCGATATGCCTTCCAGTGCCAGGACCAACAGATCCGTCTTCAGTTGCAATCCACTTAACATCCTTCAAATTCCTAACCTTTGCACCAGCTTCAAGCAACATTAAAACCCACTTATCAATTGGATATACCATAACAACTTTCTTCCCCTTCTTGCTCTCCTCAATACATTTCCTAGCCCAAGCAGTAGCACCCTTCTTCTTTCCTTTGTGAAAGACAACACCAAATGGAGGATTCACATAATTTGATTCACCCCACTCAGCGTCAAGGCCATCAAAGTTATCTGGCTTTGGATATGGGCAAGGATCAAATGTAAATGCAAACTCATCGTCAAGCTGTTTGTACATTTCTGGTGGTGTAAGCCAATAATGTTTACCGTCTTTGCTGTTACCTTTTTCAAAGCTCATTTTCCCTCCTTGCAGAACCATAAAAGGCTCTGCATGCGTTCGTTTCTTTTGGCACCTGGAATCCTAACCGGTTGGCTAGGTTTGAAAGTTGCAGGATCGCACCCTAGCGGAACAAGAAAAGATTTTAATTGTTCCAACCATTCTTTCTTGGGTGGCATTTCAAACCAACCATGCAAACTCTTCCCCGCCGTGTCGACCACGGCAAACATCTTCATGCGGAACAAGTCGCGCATAAGCTGGAACACCGCACCCATCTGCGGTTTGGTCAGCGTATCCGACTCGACAACTAGATATAAGCGCACATCAACAGTATCATTAGAACGGCTAATAGTTGCTGGCTTGAACACGGCTCCGGTGGTGAACTGACCAATGGGTTCCTCCAACTTCTTCCATTCTTCCGCAAGCCGGAAGTTCTGCGGATGCCTTCCGCTGTCAGTGATGTTACCAATCCACAGATTGTCGGCATCATTAAACAGCGACAGGAATGCCCTGTATTGCTCCTGTGGGGTCTCCAGACGCACCGGACTCTCTTCTGCCATGTCCGCTGGATCCCAAGCGTAATGGTTTAAGTACCGCTTCTTATTTGATTCCGCGATGGTCTTGATGCGGTCTAGGATCTCGGACTCCGGATCTTTATGGATTACCAAGGGGGTTGGTACGGATGTGCCGCTGGACATAGGAGCGGTTAAGGCAAAGTCCTTTAGGATGGCGCGGCGTAACTTGCGGTTTGCCTCTTCCCTGTACGCCACGCATGAGGTGTGCCAGCAAAAAATCGTGGGTACGCCGTCAATGAATACCGTGGTATCGCGCAGCCTAGTGTGGCTGGTATGGGTTGCCTCCCCTGGGCATTTGCATAGTCCGTGGTTGGCTGACTGCCAATCCACTTGGCCCACGATCTCTTCAGCTTTACGTTGGTTGTCGATCATCCGTCATAACACCCGCAAGGCACTTCGTCTGGCAGGTCCTCAAATAGCTTCATTTGATTGGCATCAGACCTAATCAAATCCTCCCACTTCCAATTTCTTCCAAGACCAACAACAGTTTTGGTTATTGCATTCTGTTCCATCTTAATGGCTCTTTCGGCCAGATCGGGATGGTTCTTTGCAAGGTCAAGCACTTCATGTTTTTTCATGGCTGGACAAAAGAAGCATGATGACTTGGCTGGCTTAAATCCAGCTTGCGCCACGACCTCAACGCACTTTTTTCTGCCCCAACCCCAACGCACTAGCGGGTACTCATAGATGTATTTCTTGTCCTCCGGTATCTTGCCTCTGTGATGCTCGCCAGCGTCATATCCAATCAGCTTTAAACATTTACCGCCAGACTTCCAACAATCCTTGGCTGGTTGCCAGTTGTTGACGAACTTATCTTGTGGCTGGATCTTGTACTTCTGCGAACATCCCTTAAATCCATAGGCTAAGCTTGGAAGCATGTTTTCCCGTATACAATTTGCCTCAAGAGTCTCTCTGGCATACTTCACGGTGATTACTTCTGGCATTCCATTCTTAACCAGCCAATCAGAAAACGTCTGAACAAAATCATAAGTCTGCGGCAACTCGCCACCCGTGTCGGCAAACAAAATTAAGTCTGGAACAACTCCGCGCTTCTGCATTTCAATCAGCATGGCCGCCGAATTTGTTCCGCCACCAAATGATACTATGCATGGTGTTTTCATTGTAAAAACTTAAACCGGCTCTGATTCAAGAGGAGAACACACTAGAGGAAATCCCGATGCAGGATCTCCCTGCATACCACATCGCCGGTTAGTTATTTGGTTTCTTGGCTTTTATCCTCCAACTCCAGTGCCTTCATGGATGCCTCAACAATATCCTGCGCCGTGATGTTGCGGAGCGCATTACACCACATTTGAGTTTTTGCGGTTTTGTTACTCGCATCCTTACACTTCGCCTGTGGTAGACCCGCATGTGGGCGGCACGGTGCGTGTGGACAGGTATCTGGCTTGAACACCGACACGTTCTTAGGGTAGTAGGTCATGCGATCATCGGGGTGGTACGATCCCCACAGCGACACGCAAGCCGTGTCCAATCCCGCTGCGATGTGGTTGACGCTGCTGTCCGGTGCCACCACGAAGTCTGCGTTGGCGATTACTGGGAACAGCGAGCGGATAGCCTTGGTCGTGTTGAATAGGTCGATCACCCTGGGATGATCCACTTTGAAGTTGTTGCTGTTGTCTAGGCCAATGATGATAGCGTGATGGTTGGGATGCGCCTCAAGCAATGCAATCACAGCTTCCTGACCCATCGCTGGTGGGTAGGTGCGGGTTGGGCCACTCGATGACACATGGTATGCGAAGAACTGCTTTGGTAACGGCCACTTACCTAGCTCTTTAAGTTCGTTGTGGTCGGGGTCGATGAGGTAAAGATGCGGACGCTTGTACTTGGGATCTACGTCACCGGCATTCATCCAAGTGTAGATGCGGTCATAGCAGTTGCCACCGCCTGTACCTAGCTTGGTATTCCCAACCTGACCGCTGAATAGATCATCGGTGCATAGGTGAGCATCGTAACTATCAAACGCCTCCAGCGTGCAAGGCAATGGGTAAAGCTTTGCACCTAGCCCAGCATATAGAGGCAGGTTGCGTGCTGGTGCGTAGACATCCACCACGCCGCCCGATTCTTGGACTAGATAGTGTACGAAGGCGGTTGCTATCACCGCATCACCGATTGCTCCAGCGCGGTAGACAGCCGTAGCTCCGCCGGTAGCGCGGCCTGGGTAGTAAGGCTTAATCTTATGCGGGCAAGGTATGGAATCGTCCCAAGTTGGTCCAGTCAACTCGTCCGGCAACACATAGGTATTGCGGGTGTGGAGTAGGTTATCGTCAACCTTGTGGATTTGGTTTGTGTTATTGGTCCAGAGTTTCATTTTGATCTTTCCTCCATAATAAAGAACACAGCAAGAATTGCTGTGACTATTGTGATAACCGCAATTGCAACAAGAAGCCTACCTATTGCTAATCCTGCGCCAACAGCAATCCATTCCATGAGTATGTTCATTTTTTCATTCATTCTTTCTTTCCCTTTTTCCAATCAATTCCCATGCGATCACCATCGCAGAATCAATCTGCGCGATGATGTTGTTTATTTCTATGGCCTGACCGTGGCCAACGTCACGCCTTAATTTAACCAGAAGTCTTCTGGCCTCATTAAGAACATCACGTTGCCACGTCAGCCTTTGCGTCTCCGTTACAATCATTTTCCCATCATGCGAAACTTGCGGCCACCGGCCTTGGGTTTAACCCCAGCCGAGCGCAGTGCGATGGCCAGAATCTGCTTCTCGCTGCGAGGCGTGCCGCCAGCACCGCGAGCCTTACCCTTCTTCATGTTATCTGCGCGTAGTTCCTTGATGTTCTTTCCAATGTCTTTTCCGAGCATATACTATTCTCCTGTTTTTCTCACGAATCTACCGGTTAGAAGATCCAACTCCCAACCGTGTCCATGAAACTTGTCGTAAAGCATTTGGTTCATAATGTAGGCTAGATGTCCCGCATCCTCTCCCATTAACCTTCCTGGCTCGCACTGGCCTTCCGCCAGAATGTTTTCCAATGCCTTGATGTGCCGCCTGTCTATTTCTTCGTAATACATTTGACCTCGGATAGGAATGAGCAGTAGGTGTATCCATTGAGCCAATAATAGACTGCCGAAGTTTCTGGAGTTGCATCCATGCACACGATCCAGTTCCCGCCTCCGACCTTGCGACCATCAATAAGAACTTCTTTGGTTGTGTCCGGTTCATTTTGCTTGGGCATAGTGTGGCCTCGGTTGTTGTGGTGCGTCAATGCAAAATGATGGGTTCTCGCATCGGCGGCAGTCCTTAATATCAAAATCCAAAATCTCACCAGAGTTAAGCATTATGGTGAATATCTTGTTATGATCCATTCCGTAATCAGTAACCAAGAATGCCAATCCCTCGCCCTTCGGAGTCATCATCCAAAGCTCTGGATTAAGTTGGGTCATTTATAATTTCCGTAGGACGTGTACACCACGGCCAATATCACAAGCCATGTCGAATAAACCAACCAATCGTTCATCGCCATTGCGGTCCAGTAATCCAAGCCACCAGCACCCAGCGCGTTCCCAATATAGGCGCACGGGCGCAATGCTTCATCCAAGATGGGAAGAAACTTGCTGCGCCTTGATCGCTTGCTTGATTCACATTGTGCCAGTTCCCATCAACCCTTAATCCTCCAAGATAATAATCGCTTGGCTTGGATAGGTTAATCACCATAGTCATCTTGCGGATGTCACCCTCATTCTCAATGGCATCGAAGTGCCACCGGAACCATTGCCCTGGGCGGTATCGCAAGACCTGCAACTGCTGCATGTCGGTAATGTCAAACTGATAATGTTCGTTGTTAACTTCGTCTGTGACGGCGGCCACATAATTGTAGAGCCAATCAAACAGACCCGCCTTTGGCACCCAACACGAATCGCAAGTCCGATTCCAGCTTCTTACATTCCGCCCATCTTTACCAAGTACCGGAGCGCGTTTCATTCCAATCTTGGTGGCATCGTGAATAACCATCTCGCACTGCGAGGAGGTTAATACTTTTGGAACTGTTACCGCCGTGAGCGTTTTTTGCTTGAACTTTTCTTTGTGCATTTCTTTCCTTCAGTTTCAATAAGCCTTTTTAATGCTTGGTTAAATCCATAGCTAAACAACGCATCTCCATCGCTTGTTATCTCGCGCAATGCGGCATGGCAAACTATATTCTTTGTCTCCTCGTCAACATCAATATCCAGTTCAACCATCTGAACTTTGCGTTCTCCAGTAATTTGAATCTTTCCAAGTTTGTGCATTTTCATTTTATCAAATTTTCCAATAGTAAGAAAAGAATCATTCCGGCAAATGCTATGATTGCTGTTACGATTCCGCATAGAAGGGATACAATCCCTACATACGCCAGAACGTCAATAGAAAATTTAAGCCATTCAGTTAACATTTCCTACGCCTCTTTTAATGACCCTATTCAGCGTGGCCTGATCAATCCTGACTCCGGCGACCTTGCACCAGAATAACACAGTCCCATTCTTGATGTCGCGGACAAGTGACCTGACTTCCTTAACGTCCCTGTAGCAGTTGCAATCTGAAAGCCTACCAATTTGGTTCTTGGTGACCCTGAGTCCATCCAGCACACCTCTGCGCTGAAGAAGCTTGATGTCTTGCATGGCTCGGATGGCGACTTCTCCTGCGAGTTGTTTGATTCTGTCATCTTCATCTCCTCTGGTGAATTGTGCTGAGATCATCTGCGCTTTCGCTTCCCGCTGCGCTCTTTGCACCACAAAGCGTAGGCGTTCCATAAATCTGCCGCATTCTGGGCATCAGACTTTTCTGAAAATAAATCATCTATGGAAGGCAATCCATTAGGAGGCACTGCACCCCATAAGCGCGGTCCAATCGGGTTTCCGGCCATGGTGGTAACACGCCACTTGCCGTCCTCCTGCTGGACTCGCACCGGAGTCATCGACCAAGTTCTTTCAGTTTTGCATCGTCTGCCTTGATGGTTTCAATAAGCTTATTCATATCCGCGCTCTGCCCTGCGTAATGAATAATCATCGCATCCTTGTAGCGATCCAAGCCAAAGTGTTCCTCTACGCTAGTCATGCAGTTATAGGATGGGTCAATGCTGCAAGTAGCCGTGGCCCACAGGTGTAGTTGCAGGTTCATCCATGTCTGCTCTGCGAAGTGATTTGGGAATAGGCCAATCGGAGGCTGTGATAATGCTCCAACAGCCTTGGGCGTGATGACGAATACGCCGGTGTTGTAGTAAAAGCTAGGCTGCCACCCTGGGACGAATCCAAAGGCATCAGCCAACCCGCGCAACCCAGACTTGCGGTCTAAATACGACCCCTCATCAAATGCCATGAAGGTGCAGTCCGGTTCCAGCAATGCACCAATGTCATCGCAGTCTTCTGTCACCAGAACGTCACAATCCAGAAACGTGACCTGCTCGTATCCCTTCGTTGCTATAATATTGCCTATGGCCAGCTTGCTGTACTGCACCGGCTCGACAAGCGGCTTCTCAAAAATAATAAGATCAATCTTGTGCCGTTGGCAGTAGGATTCCATGCGCGGCTTGGTTAGCTCCAGCACCTTGTGCCACTTTTCGCCGAACGCCTGCGTGACCAATGCTTTCTTCATTTGGCATCCTTCCATATCACTCCCTTATCGTCCAGATCGCTGCTGAGAAGCATTATTTTATTATATAGCGAATAACCGTAGCCATAACGCGACACGCCATAGCTAAGAATGTCGCCAATGTGGTAGAGCAACCAAGAAAGCGCAAGCTTCATTTGTCGCTGCAATCGTAATCTTCCCAAGTGAAATGCCAGCACGCTTGGACCGCATCATCGCGTGTCTTGTAGGTGTCAAAGTGCGACCATTCCGATTCGTTGCTCTCGCCGGTTTGGTCTATATAAACCGCCCACTCCAGCTTTCCTTCATTATCCAATTCTTTTTTAATCCATCTCATAATCTAGGTAGTCCTTTCTTTAATTGAACCCACGCAAACAATGCCCTTACCACCGCACGCTCCAAGTGGTCAAGCGCATTCTCTCCGGCCTCGTCTGGGTTCGGATGGTTTAGGTGGATCTGTTGCTGGGCAGTTACTGCATGCTTGATGCAGCGGGTGATGTGGTAATCATAGGTTGGCTTATCCTTCCAAAACCATTCACCATACGCAGACTTGGCGGACCCATTGCCCATCACCCTCCACACAATCTCGGATGCAGCATTACCCATTTCCTCGATTGTTGGAGGGTTCATTTCTTCCATTCTTTTATAGTAAACCACGCAATCATTAAGAAGAAGGCAGCATTCAGTAAGCGAAGTATCATGTCAGTAATTTTTATGAATAAGTCCCATGCTGAAACAATAGAACTCGATGCATCATTCATAGCTTCATCCCTGGCGGATTGTATTTCTTCGACCATGCCCATACCTTAAGCATGGCTTGGAAGGCAATACCTGCCTCGTACAACTCGTCCTCCGACCAGCGATGGATCACCAATGTCTCTGGATCATTCGCAGCCAAGACAACCGAAACGCAAGCGCATTTCGGATTCTCGGATGCGTATTTATAGGCCCATAACTGCGCGCAATCGGAGTCATAGAACGGGTCATACTTTGGGTTAACCTTCCTATTCTTTAGGTCGATGATAGCGTCCCCAATCCCCTTTAACCGGACGTAGGCATCGCACCTTCCAGCGTAACCAGGACCGACCAATGCTTTCTCGCACCAGTGGGTTTTCTCAACGTTGTCCTCCGCCCATTCCCTAAACGTCTTGATATAGGGCTGAAGGTCTTCGTCTTTGCAACAAGCACGTCCCATAAGGATATTCTCTGCCTGCTCATGCATTCGAGTTCCGTGCTCCGCCGCTTTTGTCGTAGCTTGCTTTGAATCTTTGACAACTCTCTTTGCGTAATCTTCGAGTGTTTCACCATCCTCCTTCGGAAGAGTGAGCGATGCCATGATAGCCTGCTCGATCTTCCATGCGGTTAGTTGGGGCTTGTCCATGATGCCAAGCACGCTGGTGACGGATGGGAGCAACCCCATCTTCCGCGCATCGGCAACTGTGGTATTCCGCTCATTACCATTCTTTCCAATGACAACATGCGCGGACTCGCCTTGTTCGGTATACCAATGTCCCGCCTGATCCGTTTGGACCAGACGGGATTGGCTAGGCTCTTTCTGTGTTAAGGTGAGTGCCATTAGAATGGCATCGTGTTGCCGTCCACGTCCTTGTTGTCAACAGGTGAAACCTTACCCTGCGGTGCGCTGGCCGCACCGGACAACTCCTTGCTTTCAAGAATCTTTCCCTGCAACCATTCTGGCATGTTCGCGAACGCACCACCTTTGCCTTCCTCGATCTCGTAGAACACCTGGTCGTTCTCGGTGGTTGTCGGTGCTTTGACTGACTTGGGTAACTTGGCCAAGCCCTGAATGGAGCAATACTCGCGCCCAGCTTGGCTGGTCTTGTTAACCAGCGTAAGCATAGCGGCCTTACCCAAGAGGTTCTTTAGGTTGAATGCGGCAAGCTCTTTGCTGGTAAATGCCTGTCCACGCCAAGTCTCCAAGTGCTTGCGAAGTGTGGCACGCTCTCCAAGAGAGCGGGTCAACTCCATGCTGACGATCATAGGCTTGGTAACTTTGGTGGTCTTGCCGTTCTCGGTAACTTCGCCTTCGATGGTCTGATCTGGAAGTTCAAAGGAAAGGCGAACCTTGGGGGTCCACTTCTCTTCTCCGTCCCAGTTTGTTTTCTGCGTGCCGAGATCCACTATGGAGAAACAAACTCCAGTGGTTGCTCCGGCTTCGGGTAGTTGGCGGTCTCCGCCTTTTGATTCGGTTGCGCTGATGGTTAGGCTCATTGCATGTCTCCTTTATTTATTATTGGTTGTTGGTTTATTTGAGGTGAAGGTATTGAAATTCCTTGGGCTACAGTGGTGGCATAAGGTGGTGGGTAAACCAAGTCAATCTTTAAGTTTGGCGGGGCGATGTGACGCGCAATCTCGCAAACGTCATCGGCCTGCAGTATGACTAACCACTTCTTCTCGCCATTGCGCCGAAAGAATACAGATGGGATTTTGCTTGCAGGACAATCAGCCTTCGCCTGTGCCATCCATTGCTCTGGCTTAATCTGCTGGCAACGCTTACCCTCAATGTGGAATGGGAAATTGTCGCAAACCACATCCCCGCTACCACCTTCGGGATTGCCTGCGTATTGGGCGGTCCTTCTGGCCTTCTGCCAGCCTTGTTCCCTTAAATAACTTGCAAGCTCTCGTTCGCCTGCTGCGCCCTTACGCCTAGAGTTGATTGCCATGCCCCACGCTAGGGGGAATGTCAAATATCCGTCAAGCCTTTTTCTTTAGGTCTTCTTTCATCACGGCCATAAGTCCTGGGCCTGACAATTTCTTGCAGATTTGCGGGTTGTCGATCACCCACTTGGCGCAAGCCTCAAATGATTCCATGTTTTTGAGCGCATCCTCAAAGGTGCGCCAAGCTCTGATGGATTCCCTTAGAGATCGTTGATTATTCGCCATGATGAGCCAGTGCTGGTCTTACACTTTTTATTCTTTGACTTGCATTGGTGCGGTTTGAACAGCCAAAATAAATCCTCGTCCATGGCATAACAAACAATGTAATCAACAATCGACTTACTGTACACATTTTTATTTTCACTGCCCACCGATGTCATAAATCCATACCTGTTTCTACATAAGTCTTGCTTCTCGCTGGTTTTGACTTGGATACGGTGAAACTCGCCATCCCTTTCGGCCACCAAATCATAACCGGCAAAATCCTCCATTGGCGTAAGCACGCTGTAGCCATTCCTAAACAACACGCCAGCCACCCTGGACACGCCTACGGCCCCTATTTGGCGGTTGGATAATTTCATGCTTGACGGATTGGTTCTTTGGGTAGAGACTTTTTACATGAAAGCAATACTAATCGCAATGGCGGTGCTGGTGGCACCGGTGATGGGGGAGGATTTGAATGAGTTTGTTGGCACCGCATACAACTCTGGAAATGCCGTGTTTAGTGGTGGGCGCGGTGTGGCAATCACGCAGAATGGGCTTGTTGTAAAAAGCGGTT